AAAGAGGGCGTTTCCGAACTGCAAGCGATCCGATTCGACAAAACACGATATTCAGTCGAAGAAGCGAAACAATGGCTTGCGGAAAATGACTTTTCTCCGATATTATTCGAGGAAGCTATTGAAGAACGGAATCAATTGATGACCACTATGGACCAACGGCATATTAAAGAGATCGTCGAGACCGAGGACGAGGTCATCATTTCTTTTACGAAAATGCCGCAAAAAGAACCCGCCGAAGACGAATCCGCACAGGTTGGTGACGAGATTGAAGGAACTGCGGAATTGGTTGAAAACAACATTTATGAAGGCTCTTATTTGCCGGCTGAGCGGAAGGGCGACAAGATCGTTCACCGCGCCGCAGATATGGAGGCCGTTGTCGGTGAAGACCGTCGCGTGATGATGAGCGTTTCTTCGGAAATGCCTGTCGAGCGTATTGGCGGGATGGAAATTTTAGATCACTCAGAGGGTGCAATTGACTTGAGTTTCTTGAACTCCGGTCGTGCTCCCCTACTTTTGGACCACGATCCGACCCAGCAAATCGGCGTGGTGGAGAATGTAAGCCTCGACGGTGCGGCTCGCAAGTTGCGGGCGAAGGTTCGTTTTGGAAAGAACGGACGGGCCGCCGAGGTTTATGACGACATAGTGGACGGTATTCGCGGAAACGTGTCTATCGGCTACTACGTCAAGAAGGTGCAAAAGATGGAGGGCGGCTACCGCGCAACGTCTTGGCAACCGTTGGAAGTTTCAATCGTCTCTATCCCCGCCGACTCGTCGGTTGGCGTGGGTCGGTCGGCTGAGGCTCCGCAACCCGTTGTAATCGAAACCATTTCTGAAAAGGAAACGCAAATGTCTGAGCAAAACACGGGCGCGGTCACCGCAGAGGCCGCAGTAGCGAAGCGCAATTCAGAGCTGAAGCAAATTTCTGAGCTTGCCGCTCGTCACAACAAATCCAATCTTGTCGCTGACGCCATCGAGCGCGGCATGGGCTACGCTGAATTTCAGGGCTATCTGCTCGAGCGCGGTCTTGACAAGCCTCTCCATTCACCTGACGTCGAACTGACTCAGAGAGAGCAAAAGTCTTACTCCCTGCTCCGCGCTATCGACTCCGTCGCCAAGCACGGTCGCGTTATGGGTTTCGAGGCTGAAGTTTCTGCTGAGATCGCTAAGAAGTCTGGCAAAGAAGCTCGTGGTTTTTATGTACCCGGAGCCATGTTTGCCAAGCGCGACATCCTGACCACTTCACCTGCGAACGGTAGCAACATCATCGCCGAAGACTATATGGCCGGTGAGTTTGTTGACGCTCTCCGCGCCAATTTGGTCATGGGTACGCTCGGCGCTCGCATGATGACTGGTCTTAAGGGCGACGTGGCAATCCCCAAAATGGGAACCACTTCAACCGTGGCTTTCGTGGCTGAGAACAATGCTCCGACCGAGTCGGCACAGACATTCTCGCAAATCACGATGTCGCCTAAGACTCTCGCTTCTTTCGTGGATATTTCCCGCAAGCTCGCGATCCAGTCTGATCCTTCAGTTGAGCAAATCCTTCGTGAAGATATGCTTCAGTCATTCGCTCGCAAGATCGACGAAGTGGCTATCGAGGGCGGTGGTGCTAACGAGCCTACCGGTATCCTCGGCACGAACGGCATTGGCTCGGTTGCTATCGGCACGAACGGTGGTGCGGTTACTTACGCAAAGCTCGTTCAGCTCGAGCGCGAAGTCGCTATCGACAACGCTTTGAATGGTCGTCTGGCTTTCTTGACGAACCCCAAAGTCGTCGCCGCAATGCGTTCGATCAGTCGTCAAGCATCCGGTGTTGAGGGCAACTTCATCCTTAATGACACCAACGTGTTGCTCGGATACGGCGTGAACTCCACGACTCTGGTCCCCAGCGATCTCACGAAGGGAACCGCTTCCGGCGTATGCTCCGCAGTCATCTTCGGTAACTTTGCCGATGTCATGATCGGAATGTGGAACTCACCCGACGTGCTGGTTGATCCTTACACCGGATCAAGCGCCGGAACGATCCGCATCTCGGTGTTCCAAGAAGTCGACGTCAAGCTCCGTCACGCTGAGAGCTTTGCCGCGATCAAGGACGTCACAACGGCCTAATGTCTCCGTCACAGGGACAGGGGGATTGGCTTCGGCTGATCCCCTTTTTTTATGCGCTCAATCAACTCTTACAAAGGCATTCACAAAGGCGAGACTTGCGCGGTTCTTGGCGGTGCGGTCACGCTTCCGGCTGATCTGCGGGAAATCCCGCAGGTTGACGTCTTAATCGGGATCAATCAGCACAGTTTGATCTTGCCGCTGGATTACGTTTGTTTCCTCGACCGTCATATGTGGGACTACGTCGAGGGGTTTCGGGACATTCTGAAGATCACTCCGCTCAATAAGTTTGCCAGTCGGTATGACGTGATTCATGCGGGCGAGGCTCCGGCGATTGGATTCTCCGGCGCTCTTGCAGTATGGGCCGCGCATCTTATGGGATTTGAGAAAATATATGTGTGCGGAATGGATCAATACGAAAACCGAGATGGTCGCGAGTATTGGTGGGAAGGACCGCAGACCAAAAGATCAATCAATCACGCTCATGCCAGAGACAGTTTGACTAGGTGGCAAGAGTTCTTAAACAGTTTAGAATATAGGGAACGAGTCGAATTTGTCTCGGGCCGACTTAAGGAGCAACTCAAATGCAAGTAGAAATTATCTCTGCGGTACATTGGGACGGTGAGCATCGCGATCCGGGTGCAATCATTGATGTCAAAGAGTGGGATGCGAACTGGCTGATCTCTCGCAAGAAGGCCAAACCCTACGATGGGACCGCTCCGGTCATCAACCGTGTCGTCGCACTTGAGACATCGGATCAACCGAAGCTGACAAAGAGGACGTGGAAAAAGTCGTCTGCGTCCTAAGAGGTGGCGGGGAGTACAAACCCGAACACGTCTATAAGCTAAAAAAGATGGTCGATGAACACCTCGACCTTCCGTTTTACTGTTTGTCAGATCAACCGCTGGATTGTGCTTATTTGCCGATGGCGCAGAAATGGCCTAGGTGGTGGGCAAAGATGGAACTGTTTCGGCTCCGTCCTCCGGTGCTTTACTTCGATCTCGACACCATCATCCGAGGCACTCCGACCTTTTTGGATGAAATGCGTTCCAAAGACTTCGTGATTATGCGCGACGTTTACCGTGGCAAGCGAGATCACAAAGCGATGCAGTCTTCGATGATGTACTTCAACGTGGACATGACGTGGCTTTATGATCGTTACATAGAGCAACCTGAGTTCAAAGACCCCGGCGGCGATCAAATTTACATTGAGAAAAACGTGCGGGCAGAGTACTTTCAAGACTTCACAAATGAAGTCGTTTCCTACAAGGCCGACGTCTGCAAGCGCGGTCCCCTAGCAACTGACAAGGTGGTGATATTTCATGGCGAACCAAGACCGTGGGACCAAAACATTCTCGCTTATTGAGAAATCGGGGTGGTGGGTTCCCGAGGCTGACAAATGTTGTTTCCAGATCGTTCAGCGCGAGGTCAATGATCTTCAGCAAATCTTACCGCTCTGCAAAGATTTTCGGCGGGTTGTTCAGGCTGGCGGCAACATCGGGATCTGGCCTAAAAGACTCTCATTCGACTTTGAAACAGTATCAACATTTGAGCCTGATCCGGCGAATTATTGTGCGCTCGTGGAGAACACAAAAGGAATCGACAACATCACGTCGACCAATTCGGCCCTCGGCGAGAAATCAGCTCGTGCGGGAATTGACCACATTGACCCGCAGAATATCGGAGCGCATCAAATCAAAGAAGGCAATGAGTTTGACATCCTGACCGTCGATTCTTTCGGCTGGGAAGACGTGGATCTGCTTCAGCTCGATGTCGAGGGTTTTGAGCATTTCGCCATTTTGGGTGCGGCTGAGACCATTCAACGATCTGGTCCGGTCATCTGTTTGGAGCTGAAGGGATTGGGCAAACGCTATGGCGTCGAGGACGAGGAAACGGTCGCTTTTCTAGCAGGTTTGGGGTATAAGATACAAAACCGTATTCACCGCGACGTCATCTTCACGAGGGCATAATGGCAGTAGAAACCGCAAACGACAGGGCGATTTTTGTTGGGATTGACGACTTTGGAACAAGCGCAACCTACAAAACGGGAACGATCTCCGGCATCTTCGACAACGACTTTGTGGAGGTGGACGCTGGTGGTGGCGTACCTTTTGCGATGCAACAACCGAGGTTCTTATGCCGAACCGCCGACGTCTCCACGGCGGTCGAAGACGACACGCTTGTAATTGCAACAGTCACCTACAAGATCAAGGTCCGGCAAGATGATGGGACGGGCATGACCAATCTAATTCTCGAGAAACAGTAATGGCACACGTTCGCAAACAGATTCGAGACTCCGTCGTGACTGCGGTCACAGGGTTAACCACTACGGGCGCAAACGTCTACCGGACTAGGGTTTACCCTTTAGCCTCGGGCAAATTGCCGGGTCTTGCGGTCTATACCTCAACGGAGAGTTCAATAAATGAGACGGTTACCATACCCCGCACAAAATCCCGCACTCTTGAGCTTGTGGTGGAGGGGTATGTTTCTGGCACGGCGAATCTTGACAATACTCTTGACACGATTGCGGTCGAGGTCGAAGAAGCTCTGGTCGCGGATGTCACGCGCGGCGGTTTGGCGAAAGACACTCAGCTCATTTCAACGGAAACCGAGCTGATCGGCGAGGGCGAAAAGGTCGCTGGCGTCATTCGGCTGACCTTTGAAATCATCTATTCGACGCTGGAAAATGATGTAGAAACCGCAGTTTAGCGTTAAAATCTTGTTAGCCACTCAACAAAGGAGATTCTCTCATGGCAACGCATAAAGGTAGTGAAGGCACGGTCAAGGTCGGCGCAAACGCCGTGGCTGAGATCCGTTCGTACACAATCACCGAGACTGCTGACACGCTCGAGGACACAACGATGGGCGATGCGGCTCGCACCTATCTTGCAAGCCTCAAGTCTTTTTCAGGCTCGATGGATGTTTTCTGGGACGAGACTGACACAACTGGTCAAGTCGCTCTGGCTCCCGGGTCTTCCGTCACCATCAACATCTATCCCGAGGGATCGACGTCCGGCGACACTTACTACACGGGTTCCGTGATAGTGACCGAGAAAAGCATCACCGCTTCGTTTGACGGAATGGTTGAGGCTTCGATCAGCTTCCAAGGTACAGGCGCACTTTCTGAGACCACGGTCTAATGGGGCTGGGCGCGAGAATCTCCGCGAATCGGCAATCGTCACGACGTAAGGTGACGGTTGCGGAGTGGGGTGAAGATGGCAAACCATTGGAAATCTTTGCGGGCGTTTTGACCTGTCACGATGTTTCTAGGATTCAAAACAAGCACAAAG